TAAGTTAGTGGAAGTTGTTGCTGTAGCTCCAACACCCGGTGATATTGTACTAGCTGAGATGGCTCCTCTAACAATTAGGGTTCCTGTTCCTGAATTGAATACACCATACATTGAAGCGTTTGGGCCGGATCCAGCTGTACCAGCAGTTACAGTTCCATCTATTATAACTGTACCTACAGAAGTATTTGCTACACCATTAGCTTGTTGACCTCCTTGGCCGCCAATAACACTACCAGAAACATAAACATTTCCATTAGAGGTATTGTAAATACCCCATTTACCATTATAGTTAGCATCGGATGCACCTAAAATACTACCTGTAACTATAATATTTCCATTTGCTAGGTTATAAACAGATATTGCCCCATTACCACCATTTGCGCCAGTGACTGTTCCTACAATACGGACAGTACCAGATGAAAGATTATATATACCTATTGCATTACCTGCACCAACTACACTTCCGGATATATTAGTAGAACTTGAGCTATCGATGTAAATTGTATGAGAAGATTGTCCTCCTCCCGTTGTAATGCTACCTGTTATAGTTAAATTGCCAGTTGAACTATGTCGTATTCCTATATTTGCTGTGTTAGTTGTAGAAACTACACTTCCGGAAATACGTAAACTTGAATTATCTTGTAAATGGATTTTTGGACCATATGTAGTTGCCCCTAAACTTCCAGTAAGTGATGCGGTATTTGAACCAGAAATAATTACTAAAGGTGTGTTTGTAACTGCAAATACTGCTGGACCTGTATGATACATTGCAGGATTTGCTGTTAAATTAATATTAACTCCATTATTTATGTAAAATATTCCACCTTGTGTAACCCCAGTTGTTGAAGAATTTCTTAATGTAGCAACATTAATATCTTCATCTATATAAATTGATTGATTATTAGCAAATACATCATCCCCAGCAACAGGTTTAATTGAACCTGACCAAATTGCCGAGTCACTCCAATTACCTGATGCTATGGGCCAACGATTCGGCATTTACAATCCTTTTTCCGTTATGTATTGTTGAATAATTCCTAGAATGTTGTATGCTGCTGTTTCAGCTGGAACATCCTCTGATGCAAATACATCTAAATAAACTACCGGTGTGTCATGTCCTTGCAGAACATCTGGACGTCCTCCCTCTAATTCACGATATGGTGTTAAACGCATTGCAACACTAGCACCAACTTCGGTTTCCTTTACTAAAGGTGAAATTGCTAGGTTTACAGTGTAGTATGGATATTCAACACCATCTACAACAATCGGATTTGTGGATTGAATTGGCATAACTGGTCCTTTATTATAAATATGTATATGAATATCTATTGGTCCAAGCTACTCCGGAAGCTGAATTAGGTGTTGTTGCACCAGATGATGATATTGATAATCGTGTAATGTCCCAAACGGTAGCAGATTCTGCTGAGCCACTTACTGCTTCTCCTAGATATAATAAATTTACGTTTGCATCAAGAGACGCAGTATAATCGCTTCTGCGTATATATGTTATGGTAGGTGCAGCTCCAGATAAATATGATGCGGTTACAGCAAAAGAAGCACTCTCTGCTGTTATTTGAAAACCGTTTATTTTTGTTATGTTACTCATATCTCATACCAATCGTTAGAAGGGTTAAATTTCATTATCCAATAGTCTGGTGTTGTTGTGCTGTTATAATACATATGACCTACCACTCTTACATATCCTGAGGTTGGTTTAGTTGTAGTAAATGCTGCAGTAGATCCGGTTAAGTACACAGGCATACCGTAAAAACTACTTCCACTTACAAACGGCATAGTGTCTGGGTATCCAGATGCTGTTGTGACTGTGATTATTCCTTCTGTTAGAATTAGGCCTTTGTTATATGGTTCTACGCAAATTCCTAAAAGTTTTGTAGTGGTGTCAGTTGTTTGATCTGATCGTTTCCATATACCATCTGTGTCTAAAAATACAGGATTAGATGCTGTTACTGCTAAACTTATGTTTGTTGAAACCTCTATAATATTACCAGCAGCATTAGCATTTAGAGAATAGACATTGGTTTGTGTAAAATCCTCTTGTATATCTAATGTTAAGGCTTCAATAGTGGGACGATAATTTACTATATTTAATCCATCTCCTCCTCCGTAAGCTATCATAAGATTGCCATTTAGATCGTAAAGATATCTATTAGTCCAATTTACCGATGGTAATGTATCGTAATCGTTTAGTGTTTGATTAGCCCAATCTAATACTGCGCCATTATCATGTTCTAAAGTTCGTTGAGTTGTCCAGACAATGCTAGCACTGCCATTTTCATCTAATAATTGTCTATTTTCAAAATCAGCTGATGGGTTAGAGTTTGTACTCCAAACATAAACACCTCCGGCGGTTGTTGCTTCTATTAAACTAGCATTAAGGTCAACATTTTCAACTATAAAACCATTAGTTTTAAGATAAACCTGAGATCCGGTTATTTCTAATGATCCAGTTACGCCTAATGATCCAGTTATACGAGCTGAACCTGTATATGGAAACGGTGGAATGTAATTATCTAGATATGATGCTGTTAGTGCATATGATGCGCTTGTTGCAAATGATGCGCTTGTAGCAAAACTTGATGTTCCATTTAAACTACCCGTTATTCCTGCTGTTACAGTTAATGAACCTGTAATTTGTGTTACAGATGCACTTGTAAATATTTGTGAGTCGTTTAAGTGATCTCCGCCATCACTGCGCGGGACAACCCATTTAGTTAAGTTAGGTTCATCACCTAATGATCCGGTGTTTCTAGGACCTGATAAAAGCATACCTCCGGTATATGTTAAACCATCTACATTTTGATATACCCAATGATTATGAAGTGAGTCCCAGGCCAAGCTAGCAGTCGCTGTGGAAGAACCAGAATCATATACTTTAAGTCCTCCAAACCGTTCTACCGGTTCAAATACATTTACGGAAATAAATGATTCACTAACAAATAAATTGGATGCAGTTACACTAACGAATGAAGCTGTACCGTAAAACGTAGATTGACCATTTACTATCAATGAACCAGATATGTATGTTGCACCTGCATATAAATTAGATGCTGTTATGCTAGTTGCAGTTAATGAACCAGTTAAGCCATAAGAACCAGAAAGTTGGTTAGTGTGTGTCCAAACACCGGTACTACCACTTTGTACATATGTCCACAAATCTCCATAATGGTATATGCCTTCAACTAGCACCGAACTTAAATCTGAAAAATCAATTGGTTCTTGTACAGCAACGTATATGATTCCACTTCCGCCCGGGCCTGCTTTGACACAAACGCCTACTGGAATAATTTCATACGGAGCATATGGCGGAATGTTTGTTAAAGCTCCTGATGATCCCGTACCAACAAATAACGTGTCGCCATCATTAAATGCATTAGTATTTAAACCTCTAACAAGGCCTTGTGTTGTTACATAACCTTTTGAGTTATGTTCAATATCATGAGTTGCTACACCTAGTATTTGATTAAGTACATTTATACTTCCCGATACTAAAAGCGATTGTGCTCTTTCAACTTCAGGGACGTCACCATGTGCCCCTAATAGTCTAACAACGGTACCGTTTGTAATTGTAGTACCTGTTCTATTTGATACGCGCGTCCAATTTTCTTGGCCAACTTGTAAAGTAATGTCAGCTTCTGCATTATATACAGCCAATGCTCCATCAGTGTTATCCCAAAATACACGACCCGATTTCCATGCAGGTATTGCTGAACCAGTATTAAAATCAATATAATCAACATTATTTACCGAACCTGATATTTGTATGTTTTTTGAATATGATGCTGTTGCTGCATATGATGATGATGTAACACTATTTGCACCATATGGACCATATACTCCAGATGCTGTTATATATGAAGCAGTTATGGCATTTTCAGCCCAACTTGCAGTACCAAATAGTGAACCTGTAATACCTTGTGTTACTGTTAATGAACCTGTTATGATTGCAGATCCGGTAACATCTAGGCGAGCGTTTGGTGTTGTTTTTCCAATACCAATTCGTCCACTGCCAGTTACAAATAATATATTTGGATTACTTGGAGAATCTATTCTAAATAAAGCAGCTGAATCTGCACCGGATATGTGAAGAGATGCTGAAACTGTTGTAGTTCCAATACCAACGCCCACACCACTTGTTCCAGATGTGATTCGCATACGTTCAGCATTACCAGCACCTGAAGTAAAGGTAAAGAATTGTAAACCGGATCCATTACCTAAAATTATCCTATCAAGATACGTCGAACCTCCAATTTCCGTTCCACCAGGGATAGCACGGATTCCTCCAACAGTTTGACCAGTTGATGCTCTATTTAAGATAACTTCTCCATTAACATTTAATTGACCCAATGATAATTTACTACCACTATAAGTAAATCCAGCATCTGCAGATAAAACGTTTGCATTATTGAAAATTACTTGTGATGATGAACCTGGTGCTGTAACGGATCCACTTAAACTACCTGTAAATGAAGTTGCAGTTATTGAACCTGTAATTAATACATTTTGTACAAGCGGATTAACAAATGAAGCAGTTATTGCATTATTTGCCCAGCTGGCAGTTCCGAACAATGAACCTGTTATACTACCTTGTATGCGTAATGATCCTGTTATTTCAACATCGCTTTCGCGTGATATAGGATTTGATCCGGTCCATTTGCTTGAAACAATGCCTGTTAATTGAGAACCATCGCCCTTAAATGAACCCGTAAATGAACCGGTTGTATATGATGCAGTAAATGCATTGAATGATGATGTTGTTACTAAAGATCCAGTGTCAATTGATATGCTACCTGATAGATATGATGCTGTAAGTGCATAACTTGCACTAATTGGATATAGTGAACCTGATTGTAATTGTCCGGGCTTAAACTGTCTCATTATTGCCATCTCCCGTTTATAATTACCGTGTCTGTAGGATCTATACCATATCCTAACACGGAAGTATTAAACACAATGGTTTGCGTTGATGCATCGGTAGGCGTCCATGTATATACTACTTTATCAATATATTGTCCGTTAATATAAACATCAAATTCATTTACCGTTGCAATTGTATTAGTTACTGGATTAATTGCAGCATACGCTGCTACCGTCACCGTTGTTGCATTGACATATGTTGCTTGTTTGTCTGTTAATGCGGTTAAATACAACATTGCGGCTGCATTAAGTGATATGGTAGAACCGCCCCCCGAAACTACTACGGAGCCTCCGGACATAACTTGTTGTTGATTTTGAAGTACTGCTTGTGGAACTTGCGTTGTACTAAATATATTAAGATTGCCAACATCAACTACAACATCAAATGAAACTTTTTTAAGTGAATATGCCTTTCGAATTGTTTCAATTCTAGATTCTTGTGCAGAAAGCAACGTTCCTAAAACAGTTAGTGGTATAGTTGCTCTAACTAAACGATCTTCGCCTACTGTATTCACTGTTTCAAATGATACTGACCCAATAGTTGTAGCAAATTTATTTGCATCATTTCCCCAAGCAAATCGCCCATATGGTAATATTTGA